AGCATATGTTTCATTAGACTGGGAAGAAGTAAGTAGATAAGTTATAAAATAAAATATACTAATTCAAATGAGTACATTGATTCAAATATCTAAACCACAAAATCCAATTGTTTTAACAGCAAGTGGATCTACTATTAGGGGTACACAAATTGTTATTGAAAATATTTAAATAGTATGAAAAACTTAATTATACTTTCTTTATTACTAGCATTTATCACTTCTTGTTCATTAGAAAGAAGACTTGAGAAATACTGCCCACTATGTACACAAAAAGATAGTACAGTATTTATAACTCAAATTAGAGATACTACAATTAATATTCCTGGAGAAACTGTATATATAGAAGACACATTATTCTGTGATTCACTAGGTAATGTATATGCTTCTAGACTTGCTGAAAAAGATGGAACTATTATCAAACTACAATCAAGAGTAAGAGATAACAAATATAAAGTAATTGCCCGAGTAGATACTATCTACAGAACTGTAAGAGGCAATACTATTTACAAAACCAAACTTGTAACAAAAACTCAAAAGCCACAAAAGATAAAATACATCCCCGGTTGGGTTAATTTCCTAGCATGGTTGGGTGGTATATGGTTAATAATCATTATATTATATATTATATACCGTCTGATTAAAGCTCAAATACCTACAATATGAAAACAAAAATAACTTTGGGAATCTTGGCAATCTCATCTTTCTTTGCACCTATTGAAATTATGGCTATAGTTTTAATGTTTATAATCTTTGTAGATACTGTAGTTAAATTAATTTCACTTAGAAAAATTGCTAAAGAGTCTAAAAGAAAATACAGAGATGTATTTAAATCTAGAATCCTTAGACAAGGTTATATATACAAATCTCTAGGATATTATATTACAGCCGGTGTAGTATTTCCATTAGACTATTATGCATTAACTCCATTTATTAATGGATTACTAAAGTTTTTAAACTTTGATTTTGTTATAATAGTACCGGCAATATTTACAAATATTCTACTTGGTATATTCTCAATTATAGAACTAGCTTCAATTAATGAAAACTGGTTTGACATTACAGGAAACAATGTACTTAGAAAAACTTGTGACACTGTAAAGAAACTAAGAAAAGGTTTAAAAGACGTATCTGATACTTACAAAGACATCAAGAACTAATGAAACTAGATATTAATAAGATTGTTCAAGCAAGGTTAGACTCAGATCAGTTTTTTGCTGAAGAATCTAAGAAGACACAAATCTATCTGCATCATACAGCAGGTGGGGGTAATGCAGTAGCTGTATCACGGTACTGGAACAGTAATGATACAAGAATAGCAACTGCATTTGTTATTGGAGAGAATGGAGATATTGTACAATGTTTTTCATCTAAACACTGGGCATGGCACTTGGGAATAGATTCAGAAGATTTTACTAAGAATGGTGCAAAGTATCAGAACCTTAATAAACTTTCTGTAGGTATAGAAGTATGTAACTGGGGTCCATTAAAACTCCGCAATGGTAAATACTATAACTATATAAATGGTGTAGTTAAACCTGAGAATGTTACAACACTAGAGACACCATTTAAAGGTACCAAATATTGGTACAAATATTCAGATGCACAGATAGAATCTTTAAGACAACTAGTAGAGTATTTATGTGAGACCTATGATATTCCTAAAACTTATAGATCAGAAATCTGGGCAATTGATAAAGAAGCATTTAAAGGAGTACCTGGAATCTATACACATAACTCTGTAAGAAAAGATAAGAGTGATATGTATCCAGATCCTAAAGTAATAGAAATGTTAAAAAACCTATAATATGAAATTTAGAAACTCTTGGAAATCATCTGCTAAGCAATGGGATAAGATAATGATTAGACTTAGACTATCATCATTAGACTTCTTCACATTTGAAATGGATATCTCAAGAAACTTTTATTTACTAACTATATTGAATCTTACAATAAAAAATCGTTAATCATGAAAAAGATAAACAAAAAATTGTCTAAAGCACAGTCAGGCAAAATTGTAAAAACAGTTAAAAATGTTATGCAAGACGTTTCAAAACTAAAAAAAGAAATTCCTAAAATAGATCCAAGAAATGGAAAGCCTTTAAGTGAGTATCAAATTGCTAGATTGGAATCTGGTAAAAAATTAGACTTCCTTAATGTGGATGGGCAAAATGCAAAAAAGGCATTAAATGACGCTATTAAAAAAAGAACTACAACACCTAAAAAATTATCATATGAAGATCTTGTAAGAAAGTCATATGAAAAAAATGGAGGTGCCATTAAAAGTAAAATGAAAAAAGGTGGCATGATAAAAATGAAGAAAAAATAAATTACTCTTCTCTAAGTAATGTAATCCAGGTATATACTATACCTGGATTTTTTATTTAAACTTGTTTTATTTAAACTTATTTTATATATATTTGTGTAAACTAATATAAATTAATGTCTTATGGAAACAAAAAATCAACAACCAGAAATGGAAATGACCCCAGAACAATTAGCAGAGCAAAAAGAAAAAATGCTTGAGTTTTATAGAGAGTCAATGCCATACCTTAGAGCTCAATTAGATTATGAAAAATTGTTATTAGAAATTGATGAAACAAGATTTAAAAGATCAAATATTCAATATCAGTATGCAATGATGATGAATCCTTCACAAGAAGAGGATGATGATGAAGATATGGGTTCAGATCATGATATTGATAATAATCCTAATATACCAGAACAGGGTAAAAGAAAACTTAAAAGAGGTTAATCATGGCATTAGTAAACCAAGTACAGAAGCGTGTAAAAATGCCTAAGTGGGAGGTTGTAAAATTTCAGATACTAGCTCATTGTTATATTAATCGTATAACAATGAGTGAATCTGATCTTAATTGCTTGACTCTTTTAAGTTTTAATCAACCTATTGAACTTACTAATTTTTGCTATGACGCATCTTCAGAAGAAGATCCAATATTTAAATCAGCACAAACTGTAAGGAACTGTATTAATAAAGCTGAGAAAACTGGATTAGTTATAAAAGATGCTGATAATAAAAAGCAAATTTTAATTAATCCAAATTTAAAAATACAAACAGAAGGTATGATACTTTTAGATTACAAGTTTTTAAGCAATGAATCCTAAAAAGGCTAATAAATTTTATAAAGAATTTGCTGAAGAAAATTCACATGAAGAGAATTTAGTTGAAAGTATAATTGAATTTTATTATAAAAACGTAAGAAATTTACTTACAGATTTATCTTATCCAAGAATAAACATAGATGGTTTAGGTCATATAACTGCAAAACCAATGATTGTAAAAAAAGGAATAGATAAATTACGTAAAGTTTTAGATGGTCATGATACTTCAACATTTAAGGCTTACCATAATAAAAAAGCAATGGAAATTAAATTAGATAATCTAATAAAACTTCAAGAAAAAATTCTAAAGGAAAAAGATAAAAAAACTAATTTTTTTAAAACCAAAAATAATGAAAAACGTACTTAATCTTATTTGGCAAAACAGATCTCAAATATTTGAGGGAATTAAAAACTCAGTTATTAGAGATGAAACTGTAGAAGAAATCTCAAGACTCAGATATGACATCTGTGATGAGTGTCCAGAAAAAGGTAAGAAGTGTGCAGTAAAAGGTACAGCTCCATGCTGTAATGAATGCGGTTGCTCTCTTGCTTTTAAAACTAGATCTCTATCAGCATCATGTCCATTAGGTAAATGGGACGCTTTAATTACTGAAGAACAAGAAGACGAATTAGAAAAACTATGAGTATAGTATTCAATGCCAAAGATCATAGCTATAAAAGCAATGATGGCTCAGAAATTAATTGGATAAGTGTAACAACTTTGGTATCACATTTTAAGATACCCTTTGATGCTGAGAAAGTAGCAAAGAAGGTTTGTAAGAATAAAAGATCTAAGTGGTACGGCTATAATCCAAAAGAGATTGTATCTATTTGGAATGCTGAATCAGAAAGAGCAATGTCTCTTGGTACCTTTTATCACAACCAAAGAGAAGCTGACTTATGTGCTTTAGCTTCAATAGAAAGGGAAGGTGTAACTGTACCTGTGTTTAAACCAACAGATTTAAATGACGGTATTAAGTTAGCTCCATCACAAAAACTAGAACCAGGCGTGTATCCAGAGCATATGGTTTATCTTAAATCAGCAGGCATCTGTGGTCAGTCAGATCTCGTAGAAGTAGTTAATGGTAAAGTAAACATTATTGACTATAAAACTAATAAAGAGATTAAGACTGAATCTTACAAAGATTGGGAGGGGGTATCTGAGAAAATGCTCTCTCCTGTATCTAGTTTAGATGATTGTAATTTTAATCACTACTGTTTGCAGTTAAGCATCTATATGTATATGATACTAAAGCATAATCCTAAATTACAACCAGGAAAAATATTTATCCATCACATAGTATTTGAAACAGAAAGTTTAGATAAACATGGATATCCTTTAACTAGTTATGATGATAATGGAGACCCAATTGTTAAAGATGTAATACAAATGGAAATACCATATTTAAAAGATGAGGTAATTGCAATTATGCACTACTTACATGATAATAGAAACAAAATTAAAAAGAAATGATTGTAAAACTATTTGACATACAGAATGGTAAAGTAATTCCCACAGAACATTGCTATACCCTAAAGGCTCTTAAGGTAGTTATGGATAACTATCCTGATAATTATATCAAGATATATCAGTACTTATTTTACATGACATGTCCTAATCCTGATTTAAATCCATTCTTCTATACTCCGGATTTAGATAAAGAGTCTTTAATTCTAGATCAAATAGAAGCAGACTTTTCTACTGAAGATGAAGATATATACATAGCATTGCAGTTTTGCCAAAGAATGTTTGAAACTCCTACATCCAGAGCATATAAAGGAATTGCATCCATGTTAGATAGATTAGGTAGATACATGGAGACTACACCTATCACACACGGGCGCGATGGCAATATTACAGCTTTAGTAAATGCTGCTAAAAACTATGAAGCAATTAGAGCATCATTTAAGGGTGCATATAAAGATCTACAAGAAGAACAATCTAGTAGAGTAAGAGGTGGTATTGGAATGGCATATGATCAGTAATGGAGATATTTGAGAACATACCAACCTATGATAATGGAACTTGGACTGTTACAGACTTTTCTTCAAGAGAAGAGTTTGCCAAGTTTTTAAGAGATTTATTTAAAGAACCAGGTAAATATAACTTTGATGAAACTAGCTTATTGTTTAATTCTGAATCAAGAAAATTCAGAGAAAATGGATATTACTGCGACTCTCCATTTAAATCCAAAGATTTTATCAATTACTGGGATGAACAAAAACTCAGATGTAGAAGAGGAGTTATCTATAAATCAGGAGACAACATATGGTACCTTACTAGAGACTATTACATGTGGCTTAATTTCCTACCAATATTTGATAAAGAACAGCAAATTTTTGACTTTGCCAAAATACGGGATGCACAGTATCACATGGCCCTCTATGAACTATTGGCAGAGCTCAACTTTAAGCATGTAGCTATTCTTAAAAAACGTCAGATAGCTTCTTCTTACTTTCATATGGCTAAGCTTTTAAATCAAATCTGGTTTGAGTCTGGGGTTACATTAAAGATAGGAGCAAGTCTTAAAGACTATATAAATGAGAAAGGCTCATGGAAGTTCTTAGATGAATATGCTGCATTCCTAAATGAGCATACTGCATGGTATAGACCAATGACTCCACACAAGGTAATGATGTGGCAGCAGAAGATAGAAGTTAGAAAAGGAGATAGAAAGAATGAGGTTGGTCTTAAAGGAACAATGCAAGGCATGTCATTTGAGAAAGATCCTACAAATGGTGTAGGGGGTCCGGTAAAGTTCTTCTTCCATGAGGAAGCGGGTATTGCTCCTAAAATGGATCAGACATATGAATATATGAGACCAGCAATGAGATCTGGTTTAATTACTACGGGTATGTTTATAGCTGCGGGTTCAGTGGGGGATTTATCTCAGTGCAATCCTTTGAAGGATATGATCCTAAATCCTACATCTAAAGATATCTATGCAGTAGAAACAAATCTTATTGATAAAAATGGAACAGAAGGTCTCTCAGGTTTGTTTATTCCTGAACAATGGTCTATGCCACCACATATAGATAAATACGGTAATTCACTTGTAGAAGATGCATTAGTTGCTTTAGAAGATCAATTTGAAAAATGGAAGAAAGAATTATCTCCGGAAGATTACCAGTTAAGGATATCTCAGCATCCTAGAAATATTGAAGAAGCATTTGCACATAGATCAGTATCTGTATTCCCACCACATCTTGTTACAGCACAGCAGAGAAGAATAGATGAGAAAGAATATGCATATGAATTTCTAGATATATATTATGATGAGAATGGAAAACCTGCAGTAAAGGAAACTAATAAGTTACCCATTATGCAATTCCCTGTATCTAAAAAGTTAGAAGATAAAACAGGAACTCTTGTTGTATGGGAAAGACCAATTAAGGATCCAACTTTTGGTCAGTACTATGCATCTATTGACCCTGTGTCAGAGGGAAAGACAACTACCTCAGAATCACTGTGTTCCATATATGTAATGAAAGCTCCAGTTCAAGTAACAAAGCATTCAGGTCCTGAAACAGAAACATATATAGAACAAGATAAAATAGTAGCTGCTTGGTGCGGAAGATTTGATGATATTAATAAAACTCACCAAAGATTAGAACTAATAATAGAATGGTATAATGCATGGGCACTTATAGAAAGTAACGTGTCATTATTTATACAGTATATGATATCTAGAAAGAAACAAAGATATCTTGTACCCAAAAGTCAAATCATGTTTTTAAAAGATCTTGGTTCAAATACAAATGTTTATCAGGAATATGGATGGAGAAATACTGGTAGTTTATTTAAGGCTCACTTATTAAGTTATGTAATAGAGTATTGTAAAGAAGAACTAGATACAGAAACAAAACCTGATGGTACAATTGTAAGAACAAAATATGGAATAGAAAGAATTCCAGATCCTATGTTAATCAAAGAGATGCAAGAATATGCAGATGGAGTTAACGTGGATAGACTTGTAGCATTTACAGCATTAGTTGCATTTATGAGAGTTCAGCAATCAAATAGAGGATATGCTAAAAGAATGATTATGGATGATGCTGCTAAAAACTTGCAAAAGTCAGAAAATTTGTTTAAATTAAATAGTAGTCCATTTAGGCATATAGGTAACAATGGTAGATTAACAAATGGTAATGTATTTAAAAAATCACCATTTAAAAATATAAAATAACTATGCAAGTATATAACGCATTACAGTTAAAGAAAGGTGCTAAGGTTGAGCAAAACAGGATGGGTAGTATTACCCAACCTTTACAGTTTTTATCTAAAGTAGATAAAGATGAAGAATGGGCTGCCTGGAATTTAGACTGGTTAGAATGGAATGGTCTTAAACAAATTAGAAGAAATGCAAGAAGGTTAATGAAAAATTACAAACTTGCAAAAGGTATTATTGATAGATCAGATTATATAATTGAAGAAAATAATGAATATAAAGACATTGTAGAATTACTTACAAGAGAAGAAGCAACAGCATTAGAATTAAAGTTTTATCCTATTATTCCAAATGTTATTAATGTCTTAGTAGCTGAATTTGCTAAAAGATCTACCAAGCTTACATATAAAACTGTTGATGAGTATTCTTATAATGAGATGATGGAACAAAAGAGAAAGATGTTGGAAGAAACTCTTCTTTCTCAAGCACAAGTAAAAATCTCAGCAGCATTACTAGAACAAGGGTTAGATCCAAAATCTGAAGAAGCTCAACAACAATTAAATCCAGAACAATTAAAAACTCTTCCTGAAATTGAAAGCTTTTTTAAAAAAGATTATAGATCTCTTGTTGAACAATGGGCTTCACATCAACATAAAGTAGATGTAGAAAGATTTAGAATAGAAGAATTAGAGGAAAGAGCATTTAGAGATATGCTTATTACTGATAGAGAGTTCTGGCATTTTCATATGATGGAAGATGATTATGAAGTAGAACTTTGGAATCCAGTAGTTACTTTCTATCATAAATCTCCAGATGTAAGATATATTTCTCAAGGTAACTGGGTAGGTAAAATAGATATGTTAACTGTATCAGATGTAATAGACAAGTATGGTTACATCATGACTGAAGAACAGTTAAAAGCTTGTGAAGCTATTTATCCAATTAGATCTGGTGGTTATATTGTTGGAGGATATCAAAATGATGGTACATATTATGATGGAACTAAATCACATGAATGGAATGTCAATATGCCATCTCTTGCATATAGACAATATACTACTGCTAGAGCCAATTCTATTATGGATGGCGGTGATATTATAAATCAAATATTATCACAAGGAGAAGATTACTTTGATCAAGGTACTGCATACTTACTTAGAGTAACACAAGCATATTGGAAGTCTCAAAGAAAAGTTGGGCATTTGACTAAAATAACTGAGAATGGTGAAGTAACTAATGAAATAGTTACTGAAGATTATAAAGTTATTGATAAACCAATGTATGATACTAGATTATTTAAAAATAAAACAAGAGATAATTTACTCTTTGGTGAACATATAGATTGGATCTGGATTAATGAAGTTTGGGGTGGTATAAAAATTGGACCAAACATTCCTTCATTTTGGGGTATGAATAATCCTGGCGGATTTTCACCTATCTATATTGGTATTCAAAAAAATAAAATTGGACCATTAAAGTTTCAGTTTAAAGGAGATCAAAGTTTATATGGTTGTAAACTTCCTGTAGAAGGATCTGTATTCTCTGATAGAAATACTAAGTCTACAGCACTTATTGACTTAATGAAGCCATATCAGATTGGATACAACATTGTAAACAATCAGATAGCAGATATCTTAGTAGATGAACTTGGTACAGTAATTCTTTTAGATCAAAATGCTTTACCTAAACATTCACTTGGTGAAGACTGGGGTAAAGGAAACTATGCTAAGGCATATGTAGCCATGAAGAATTTTCAGATGTTACCTTTAGATACATCTATTACAAATACTGAGAATGCATTAAACTTTAACCATTTCCAAAAACTAGATCTAGAACAAACAAATAGATTAATGTCTAGGATACAATTAGCCAATTACTTTAAACAACAGGCGTATGAGGTTATAGGGGTAAATCCTCAAAGAATGGGGCAGCAATTATCTCAGACAACAGCTACTGGAGTGGAGCAAGCAATAAGTGCATCATATGCTCAAACAGAAGTATTCTTTATTCAGCACTGTGACTACTTAATGCCAAGAGTACATCAAATGAGAACTGACTTAGCTCAGTATTATAATTCTACTAAACCATCTACAAGATTAACTTATATTACAGCGGCTGATGAAAAAGTTAATTTTGAAATTAATGGTACAGATCTTTTAATGAGAGATTTAAATATATTCTGTTCTACTACTGCAAACCATAGAGCTATTCTTGAACAATTAAAACAAATGTCTATTCAAAATAATACTACTGGTGCTAGTATTTATGATCTTGGTAAAATTGTTCAAGCAGATTCTATTGCTGAAGTAAATACAGTTCTGAAAGCTTCTGATCAAAAACAACAGCAGATGAAGCAACAAGAAATGCAGAATCAGCAGCAAATGCAAGAACAACAACTTCAAAAACAACAGGAGATTGAGCAAATGAAAATTGATTCTCAAGCTGCTGAGAAAGAGAAAGATAGACAAAGAGATATCTTAGTTGCAGAAATTAGAGCAGCTGGTTATGGATCTATGGCTGATGTAAATAAAAATGAGATGTCAGATTATGCAGATCAAATGAAAGAGATTAGATCTTCTGAACAATATCAGCAACAAACTGATTTACAGAGAGAAAAGGAAGTAAATAGAATGTCTATTGAATCTCAGAAGTCTCAGATTGAAAGAGAAAAGATTCAAGCTCAAAGAGATATAGCTGATAAACAACTTCAGATAGCTCAAGAAAATAAAAATAAATATGATAATAAAAACAACAAAAATAAATAAGCTATTTAGCTATATAGTGAGAAAAAAGTTTTTTAGCATTATAAATTTTTGAAGTTTATTTCTTATATTAAATTATAAACAAAACCAACACATATGGATGAATTAAATAAAGCACTAGGTGAAGACC